CGGGGGGGCCCTTTTCAACCCGCGGCTTTTCCGTACGCGCAGGACCCGCACCCGGGGGGGGGGGACTACCATTTCGCACAAACACATACACGCGGAACAAATCCGGAAACGACTGCCCAGGAATAATTCACTGCCCAGGAATAATTCACTGCCCAGGAATAATTCACTGCCCCGAGATAATTCACTGCCCCGGGATTATTCACGGCCCCGGGATTATTCAAACCGTCCCACCCCGGGTCACGGCCACCGCCTACGGCTCACCCTGCTTGTTTCGCCCCGTTTTGCCACGTCGCCCCACCCTCGCCCCGGGGCGGCCCCGCGTAGCCCCGCAGGCATGAAAACGCGGAAACCCGCATAAATCCTAGGCTTGCGCGAGTTTAGCCCCGTAGCCCCGCTTAGCCCCGGGGATCCCCAGGGCGAAATAAAAAAAAGTCTCGCGCGCGTATATAAAATAAATAAATGAATTTTATATTTTGATCTGTCTGGGGCTAGTGGCGTCTATCCCCGGGGCTATGGGGCTACTGGGGCTAAAGTGGCCGCAAACCCGCATAAACACTATGGCTGCGTGTGGCCCCGGATATATCCCCGCGCCTCGGGGCGAGAGCGGGGCGAAACCGGTTTCGCAGGGCTTGCCCGTGGCCGCCTCGTGGCCGCGAAAAAGCGCAAACCCGCATAAAACCTAGGGATTGTATTTTTTTCGGGGCCGTCGGAAATTTGCCCCGTCGTGGCCCCGAAAATGGCCCCGCATCGCCCCAGGCATTTTTTCCCGTGGCCCCGAGGGCGGGGCCACGGATTTTTTCCGGGGCAAAAAATGCATTTTTTATTTGACACAAGTCAGATAATTGTGTAAAAAAGCCTCATAAAGCAAAGGGGAACGGTTCCCCGGAGCTGAAATTTACCGCGAAGGAGAAAACGCCATGACGAACGCAGAAAGATTCCACAGAGCCCACGCAATCGCAAAGCAGATTCGCAGCTGTTTTTCTTGCTACCGCGACGCTTTCGCCTTCGCCCTTTCGGAGGTATATGCAATGAAAGCTGAACCGAAATGGAACGCAATCGAAGGCTGGTACTTCGCGAAGAGCGATATCGCGAATTGGGCATTTCGCGACGACCAAATCATCCGCGAAACTGAGAAGGCCCTGCTCGTTCGCCTCGCCGTCAAATACGCAGGCGGCGTCAGCATTATCAAGGACAAGTGGATCCCGAAGTCGCTCGTCAAGCGCGGGCTCGAAAAGCCCATTTACGAAGATGGCGCACTCGACCCGGATTTCGACGTATTCATGGATCTTTGCGCACAGGTGTCGGCGGGCGACCGCGACCTGTTTTCCGCATCAAAGGAATTCGCGCGGTATACGGCGGCGATGTATTGCTAGACGTGGCCGCGCCCCGGGGCCGCGCTGGCCCCGGAACCACATAAGGAGCAAACGCTATGACACGGAAAACTTATCGAAAAAATTGGGTCACCGAAACGGCGGAAGACATGCGCAAAAGCGGGCAGTACACCGAGGAGTTCGTGAACGACTGGGCTTACCTGTGGCAGGAAATGGGGATCGACCTGCGCGACTTGCCCGACGGCACAGACGTCGAGGCCCTTGTGGCCGCCTACTACGACGACGACCTTGAAGGGATGTTCGCCGCCGCGGGTGGCGAGTAAAACATCCTTGCAAAAATTCCGGGGCCGTGCTATAAGCCCCGGCAGACGCCGACCCGATTGCAAGCGGGCTGTGCCGGGCTTCCTGTTTCCTGCGGCCCGGCACCATCGGCGCAGCCCCACCGAGCGGGAGACTGAACGAGCAGGAAACCACGATGGACATACCCAAATTTTTAGAACGATTCCCCGCGATACGTTTTGCCGCGTGCGACAAACGCCGCAACCCGGAGCGCAGGACCTTTGCCGATTATCTGCGCGCGGTGGCATCCGGTTCACCGATTGCCGCCACGAAAGAGACGGCCCCCGCGTGGGCGCTGTGCAACTCGACCGGCGATTCGACCGGCGAGCCGACAGGCCTTGCCCAGCTCGACTTCGACCACGTGGTCGACGTGGCTGCAATGCGCAGAGCCCTCATCGATTATGGCGGATTCCTCGCCGTGGTCGTGAGCTACTCCGGAAAAGGCCTTGTGGCCTTTGGCCACATCGGCAAACGGCTTGCGGCTGACCCGAAGGCCGTCGAAGCGTACATCTACGCGCCGCTTCGCGTGTATCTGCGCGCCTGCGGAATCGCAGACGACGCCTACGACCTCGACGCGAAATGCGCGAAAGCCTGTCAGCTCCGCATTGAAAGCCGCGACCCGGACGCGTGGATCGCCGACCGCCCTGCGCGCCTGTATGCCGACCCCGACGATGACGCCGCCCTCGCGCTTCATCCCGTGGCCGCCCTTGCGCAGGCGCTTGCCCCCGCGGATACGCCGACGCCCGCGGGAATTGCCGGGGCCCTCGTGGCTGTCAGCATGGCCGCAGACCTGCGCTCCCGTATGGCCGAAGGCTGTCAAGCCTATGCCGCGCGCGCATTCTGTGTGGTTTTGGGCGAGCCGGGGTGCGGCAAGACGACGCTTTTGAAAGCGGTACAGGCGTCCGCGCGTGAAATCGGGGTCACGGTGTCTGATCCGAAGAACGCGCCGACCCTGCGTGAGCACATCTGCGCTTGCGGTTGCGACACCATCGTCGAGGCCCCTGAACCGGGGTCGAAATCGAAGCCGGAGATCCGCCTCGCCGAGCGCTCCGACGGGAACGCAGACCCGCTACTGGTCTGCATCGACGAGGCCGGTCAAAAGTTACAATCCCGCGTGCAGGATGAATCTTGCGGAAGCCTGGCCGCGATGCTTCGTCAGTGTAACGACTCGCAAGTGACGATTGAAGCGACGGTCAAACAGAACCACAAAGGCTCGCTCGTTGTCCCTGCGCACGTGTCGGTGCTTTTAGGCAGCACAATCCCGCAGTGGGCCAGCTACGCGGCTAAGACATCACAGGAAAACGGCGAGAGCCGCCGTGTTGTGGAATTCTACCAAGCCAGCGCAGAGCGCGACCTTTTCGTCGGCGCGCCGCCTGCCCCGGATACGGCCACGGCTGCCGAAATCCTGCGACGGCTGAACTCCGCCGCCGAACTGTGGCGCGATGCCGGAACCGTGCTCGAACCCGCGCAGAATGCGCGTGCGTGCATCCGGTCGGCCTGTGCGTGGCTGTGTACCCGTGGTGGTTTGGACATCCCCAGCGCGCAATCGCTTGTCATGTGCTACGCCACATTATGCGCGGGCCTTCGCGCAAGCGTCAGCGGCCGGGCGTGCATCGAAGCGGCGGACGTCGCGGCCTGCATGGTCATTCTGCGCCACGTCGTCGAGACGCGCGACCGGATGCTGACCGCACGCGATACGGCCAAAGCAAAGGCCCCGCAGACCGAGGGGGAAATCTGGGCCGACATCCGCGAAATGATCTCCAAGTGCGACCGCCGTGACAAGCTTCTTGCGAAGTTCGCCTCGCGCGGCGACACCTACCGTCGCGTGTACGACCGCATGATCGCAAGCAAGGCCCTGATATGTGAACGGGATTCGTCGTCCGGGCGGTACGTTCTGCGCCTCGCGACCGAGGCCGAGCTTGAAGCCGAGGCCGAACGCGCCGACGCAATCTGTGCGCAGGCGTCCACGCCTTCGGCCCCGCCGCTCGCGGCAATCGCGAAGCCGCAGGCCGGGGCGGCATCCCCGGTGAAACCTGCGTCGAAGGCCCCGGAGTACCTGCAATGCGACGCACCGGAACGCGAGGAACGTCTGCTGGCCTACTACGCGCGATTCCGCAGTGACCACGGACTCGTGGAGGGTATGCGCAACGACACGCTGTCGAGACTCGTCTGGGGCTTGCAGCGTGCGGGCATGTGGGACGCGTATGCGGAAAACTTCGTAACTCGGCAGGCACTTCAGTGCGGTTTGAAGGGGCCCGAAATCGCGAAAATTATCCGTGAGCGAAAAATTCTCGAAAAGTCATAAAAATTTATTTGACAAAAGTTATAGAATTGTATAAAAAAGCCCCAACGAACGGGGGCAAGCGTTAGACCCCCGGCGAAACTTGCAAAGCAGGAGACAGAGACCATGTACGCAGTAAAAGTGACAAACCTTTTGGCAAACGGAATCGCGCATTTCATCCCCGCAAAAGGCTACGCGGACGCCTGCCAGACCCGCCGCATTGAGCGCGCAGCTATCGGGGCCTTCTGGGAAGAAGGCACGGAGTTCACGGTCGAGGTCGAGGAGGTTGAGGACGACTTCGATTTTGAGGGTCAGTCGGATTGGAATTGAAACGCTTTTTTTATTTGACAAAAGTCAAAGTTTTTTGTAAATAAACCGCAACGAGCGGGGCGCAAGCCGCCCCGCGCGGGAAACAGAGAAGGAAACGGAAATGAGTAACTGGTTTACAGCCCCGGGGCAATTCGTTTTAATCCGTGGCCGCGAGGTGTTCGCAGGCTTCGCTTGCAGGGAAGACGCAGAATGCGCGCTCGCGGCAATCGACGCCCCGGGCGTGTGGCTGGCGTACACGCGCAAGGCCGACGGTCTTCGCGGGCTTTTGGGGCGAGTTCGGCTTGAGTACATCACAGGCGACTGCGCGGAGGTGTGAGATGGCAAACAGCGGTGAAACGCGAGGCCGCAAGCGCGGCTCGGACGTGGTCATTCAGCCTGGCGACCGATACGGTTTCCTGACCGTGGTCGAGCGGGTCGGGGATGGGCCGCGCAGGCAAGTACGGTACAGATGCGTATGCGACTGCGGGACGGAGGTCGTTGTGGCGTCCGCGAGTTTGCGCAGTGGCGCAACGAAGTCGTGCGGATGCTTCCGCAGACTCCGCGCGCATTTGATGGCAAGGGCCGCGCAGGGAATCGCGGCGTTCGTAAATGGCAAGGGAGGCAAAGTCGATGCGGATCGAAACGACTAAAGGTGCACTTTTGGGCGCCTTCCAATCGGTAGACCTCGGGAACGGTGGAGCACCTGCGGCGCTGTGCGGCCTGGATAATCGCGGCAGAATCGTCAGCATCAGCGACGCGGGGGTGCTGCGCTATCATAGCCTCGCGATTGAAGGCGGCGACCGTGGGCTCATCCTGCGCACAGAGACTTTCGGATCCTCGTACACCGTGGCCGCTGAAGTGACAATCGCCGACGCCTACGTCCGCGAGGATGGACAGTACCTCGTGGACCTCGAAGAATTCCGGAACGCCTTGAAGCGTCTTGATAAGGCTTGCGGTAAATCGAAGCGCGGGGACAAGACACCGGTTACGATTGGCTGCCAGACCGGAGGACCGCTCTTCATCGAAGCGGCGGGCGCGCGTATCGCGGCGGGGCCAAGGCAAATCGGTATAAAAGGCGGCCCGGAATTGTACACCCCCGAGGGGGTACCGTTTACCCTGCGCGGTGAAGACGTGGACGCGCTTTCGGCTATCATCGCAGAGGTCGGCACGAACGACGAAGACGGGTATGACTCCGTAGCCGTCATCGGTGGCCGCGCGATTGTGACTGACGGGTATTTCCTCGCGGCTTCACAGCTATCGCAAGACGTGGCCGAACTGCAGGGCGCTCTAGCAATCCCGCGCGAGGTTGTCGAAAAGCTGGCAAAGCACACGATGGCCTGTGCCAAAGGGGTACGGTTCGGTGCGCAAGACGCATACGCCACGACCGGTGCGCTTCAGATTTCGTGGCGCTGGCACGGCGAGGGAATCTGTCACGACGACCGCTGCCTGCGCAATGCCACCTCGGCGGCGAAATTGATCGACGTGGCGTTGAAATCGCGCCCCGTGGCGTTCAAAGCCGAAGACATCCTGCAGGCGGCGCGGGAATTGAAGGCGTTCCGCACGAAAGGGCAGGCCACGCTCTTTCTGCCACACGAACTCGGCGCGCGTCTCGTGCGCTGGGACGTGAAAGACGGTCAGAACGTGTCGCTCCTACGCGAGGACGAAATCTGGCGCGCCGAAACGGTTTTACCAGCCGACTGGCCGATACCCGAAAAGGTCGTGCTAAACCTCGGATTTTTGGAGAAAGTCGCTAAAAAAGCCGGGGAAACGGTCGAGCTACTGACGAACGACGGCCTCGTCGCGTACCGCACACCGGGGGACCCGATTGTACGGCTATCGACGGAGGCGAAGTGCTCCTTCACAGACCGTGAAGGGATTTGATAAACGTCGGCGCGAATTTTTCGCGCCACAAATTGCCCATGCGGGCAAAAAGGCAGGTGTTTTATGGGAGTTATTTTGAAAGTCAAAGAGATCCGCATGGTCTACCCCCACCTCGGGGAGCCGGACAAGTGGGGTAAGTACTCGGTCGGTGCCTTGATCCGCAAGGATTCGCAGGCGTACAAGGATCTGATTGAAGGTCTTAAACAGGCGTGGGCCGAGGGGACGGACAAGTACGGCAAACAGCTATTCGAGACAAATCCGACCGAAGTGCGCCTCCTGAGAGCGGCATACGCGCGCTCCGGTGGCGACGTGGACAGCAAAGGCAGACCGCTCCCCGAGTGGCTCGACGGTTATGTGACGTTCGGAATCACAAGTAACGACGCGGCCCCCGTTGTCGACGCAAATCTCGAACCGGTCATTGCCAGCTCGCCGTCGGTCTGCTATTCCGGCCAGAACTGCCACATCTCGCTCGACCTCGTCCCATTTATGCACTCCGAAACGCGCAACTCCGGGATTTCCCGCTATTTGCGCTCTGTCGTCGTCTTAGGTGGCGGCGAGCAGCTGGCCGTCGGTGGAAATCGCTTCACCGACATTGTCGAGGAATGGAGCTAAGGAGGGCCGCATAAATGTTGGATTTACGATTGACTTTTGACATCACCCCGGCTTTTGCGAAGGCAATCGGGGATATCGCTGACGCCCTGCGTGGCAAGCCCATGTCTCTGCACGACATCGACCCTGGCTTTGCGAAGGCCAGCCGGGACATTACCGACGCCCTGCGCGGCAAACTGTCAGCCCCGGGGAGCGCCGAAGCCGTCGAGGCGGGCAATTCCACGCTCGAAGACGAAAGCGCCACGCAGGCGGCTACGCCGTGCGGGGGCGTGGCCTTTCAGGAGCCGCTAGGCATTGGCGCACTCGCAAAAGCCGCGCGCGAGGAGATCATTTCCGAAATCCGTGAAGCGGTACCGTCGTTAAAAGACGAGCCCTCGCCCGTCGAGGTGCAGGCGGATACCCCTTCGGAACCTGCCGAAGCTCCGAAGCCGAAGCGCGGACGGCCACGAAAAGCTGACGTAGCGCAAAAAGACACGCAGGCGGCCCAAGAAAGCGCCGAAACCGCCGAGGCGGGCAATTCCACGCCTGAGCCCGAAAGCGCGCCACAGGTGGCCACGTCGTGCGAAAGCGCGGCCGCTCCGGAACCGCAGGCCGAGGCGAAACCGGAGCCGAAGGCGGAGCCCGTGGCTGCCCCCGCTCCTGCCCCGAAGCCGTCCGGGGATTCCTACGGCGGAATGCCGCTCTTGCAGGCCGTTCAGGCACTGCTCGACGAAGTGGCACAGCGCGGAATCGAGCTCGCCGACGTGAACGCGCGTGTCCGACGGGCGGCCACGGAACGCGGTCTGCCGTACACTTCGGCGGCTTGCCTCATGAAGGCTATCGGGTACGACGAAACCCGCAAAATCGTTTTAGGTGAATAACAAAAAAGCCCCGGTGGAGAAGTTCCCGGGGCCGCATTCAATCTCATGGAAGGACAGAACGATATGGCAACTAGCACAAACAGAACCGAAAAGCAAACGTATCTTTCCCCGTCAGCCGCCGCGCGGTGGATTGCCTGCCCCGGGTCTGAATACATCATCCCACGCCTCCCGCGTCTGCCGTCGTCCGACGCCGCACAGGAGGGAACGCTTGCGCATGAATTCGCGGCATACGCGGCGGCAGCGACGCTCCGCATGGCGACAGACATCGCCCCGGAAAGCGGGATGCCGCCTGAGCCGGAGGCCGCGCTTGCAACGCTCGACATGATCGAGGGCGCGCAGACCTACGCGGACTCGCTTTGTTCGCAGTGCGGGAAAGCATTCACTGGGGACTTCGCATGGGCGGTTGAAATGCCGGTCACGCTCGACGACGGGCGAGGGTGCCGTCTTCGGGGCCGCCTCGACTTCGCAGCGTGGAACGAGGATGCGCTGGTTGTGGCCGACTTCAAGTTCGGCGGCGAGTTCGTTCCGGCCTTGAATAACCCGCAGTTGCTCTCCTACGCAATGTGCATCGCGGACAAAATCATACGCGAAACCGGGAAATCCCCGGATCGTGTGCACCTCGGGATTGTGCAACCGCGTACCGAGGTCGCCGACTTCTCGCGCGGGGCCTCATGGTGCAGCCTTGACTGGCCGGACTTTTACTCGAAAGCCTGCACAATCCGCGAGGCCGCGAAAATCGCCACGTCGGCGGATGCGACGACCCTGCGAAAGACCGGCGACCACTGCCGTTGGTGCCCTGCGCGGTCGGTATGCCGCGCGGCCATAGGCGAGCGGCTTCTACTCGCCGAAATTGCCGCTGGTGAAGCCGAAATGACCGAGGATGCCACGGACGTGCAAATCGGCGCGTGGCTTGACGCCCTGCGCGGAATGGATACCGTGCGGGACGACCTGACCCGCATTGCAAAAGCGCGTATCGCTGAGGGCGCGGAAATCCCGGGGTGGCGTATAATGAATCGCCGGGTCAAACAGTGGGCCTCAGCAATCCGCGATGCCGGGGAAACGCCCCGCGAGCAGGCCGAAGCGATCGGTCGCGCGATTGGGGTAGACCCGGAAACTCTTTTGGCCGAAACGCTCCGCACGCCTGCGCAGGTGGCACAGACGATGCCGAAAGACGCGCTTGCGGCTGTGGTTGAGGAAACGAATTCGCCGGCCCTCGTGGCCGCCAAGGGGAGGAAATAAGCTATGGACGACGAAAAAATCCGCGAATGTTTTGCAGATATGCTGTGCTACTACCACGCGCGGGAGGCCGACGTGCCGCCACGCCTTCGGCTCGTTCTCGCTCTGAATCACTGGCCAAATCCGGCCCTCGCCTGTGTGGATTTGCAGAAAATGGTCAAGGACAAAAAGCTCGCGCGGGAAATGGCCCGCGCCGTTGTACACGTACAAGTCTGCGGGAGGGTCCAGTAATGCCGCTCCGCTTTGTGGTGGATATCGAAACGACGTCCGCGTGTGACCTACCCGCGTGCGGAGCGCGCGTGTATGCCGAAGACCCTTCGACGCAGATCTTGTGCATCGCGTGGGCGGATGCCGACACCGACGGCGAGCCGTGGCTGTGGCGGTGCGACTCCGAGGAACCGCTGGAAGACGCGCTTGCGCGTATCCTGCGCGCTGACTTGCTCATCGCGCATAACGCAGGATTTGAGCGCGCAAATCTGCGCAGATACGACCCGCGTTTTGCCACGTCGGCTCGCTGGGCCGACTCCGCAATGCTGAGCGGGGCCGCGGGGCGACCGCACAGCCTGCGCGATGCGTGCCGAAGCCTTCGGCTCCCTGCCGAACTTGAAAAAGACGCGCGCGGAAAGCGGCTTCTGAATATGTTCTCGGTGCAATCGTCGAAGCTGTACGTCGGCGGCCTAGAAAAAGCTCCGCAGGCGTTCAATGAATTGTGCGAGTATTGCCGCCAAGATGTGCGTGCGGAGCGCGCCGTCTGGCGCACGCTTGCGGACTACTGCACTCCGCTCCTGCAGCGTCAGTGGGCGATGGACTGCGCCGTCGATGACGCGGGGATCCCGATTGACCGCGCGGAGATCGACGGGGCCGCAAGGTTGTATTCGTACCTGCAAGAGGACGCCGAAGCGAGGGCATACGAGCTGACCGGTGGCGTCCCGATGCGCTCGACGGTCGGCCTGCGCGAATGGACAGCGTCGAAAGGATGGCCGCTCGACAGTTTCGCCCGGGAGGCCGTGGCGGATGCACTGGCCGACCAGATGATGTGCGACGCACACCCCGAGGTCGCGCAGTTCCTTCGCCTTCGGTCTGCGGCCGCGGGGACCGCGGGAAAAAAGTTCGCGGCGTTTCAAAACACGACGTGCGCCGACGGTCGAATTCGCGGAACACTGCAAGCGCGCGTCGCACATACTGGCCGTTACGCCGGGCGAGGGATACAGCCGCAGAATCTACCGCGCGGGTACGCCGACCCGGCACTTCTGCCGATAATCCGGGGGGCCGCGATTATGGCCGCCCCGGGTTTGTACCCCGGGTGCGATTGGCGACAGGCCCTTGAAATACTGCGTTTCGCTTGCGACGGCCAAGAGTGCGACGCGCTTGCGGGGTTGTGCCGCGATGCAATCCGCGCACCGGAGGGCCGGGCGTTCGTGGTCGCCGACTACTCTGCCGTCGAGGCGCGCGTTCTTGCGTGGCTTGCGCGTGAAAAGCCGGTCGAGGCCGTGTTTGCAGGCGACGGCAAGATTTACGAACGAACCGCCGCCGATATCTATAAGAAATCGCCTGAAAGCATCGACAAACACGAGCGCATGGCCGGAAAAATCGCAACGCTCGCGCTCGGATACGGAGGCGGGGTTTCGGCACTTCAGCGTTTCGCAAAAGCCTACGGCGTGACATGGAACGACGACGAAGCCCTTGAAATCGTGCGCGGCTGGCGCGCAAGCCGTCCGCAGACCGTGAAGCTGTGGAAAGCTGTCGAACTCGCTTTCGCGCGCGCGGGTTTGCAAAAGGAAAAGTGTGCCGTGCCTGTCGGCCACGGTGTGCAAGCGGCGTACTGCCCCGGGGTTGTCTCCGGGATTCCGGTTGTCGAGTGCGTTTTGCCCTCGGGCCGCAAAATCGTCTACTGGGATCCTCGATACGACCGCGACGCCGATGAACTGTCCATCGATTCTGTGGACGGACGAAATCACGTTTATGGCGGGCTTCTGGTCGAAAACTTGACGCAGGCCGTGGCGTTCGACCTGCTTCTCGGTTCGCTATTGGAACTGCACGAAATGCACTCTAAGGAATTGCGGGTCATCATGCACATTCACGATGAAATTGTCTCCGAATGCGCGGCCACGGACGCCGAAGCCGTCGCGCAGACCGTGCGCGCCGTTATGGAACGCGTGCCGAAATGGGGGCGCGGGCTTGTTTTGAAGGCCGAACCGGAAATCATGCAGAGGTACAAGAAATGACGAAGCGCATTCTCACTGGCGAGCAATGCGACGTGGTCGGGCAGGTCATCGACCGGCCCTACCTTGCTCTGTGGGCAGATATGGGGGCCGGCAAAACGGCCATCACCCTGCACGCCGTGGCCGAGTTACTGCGCCTCGGCCTGATAAAACGGGCCGTGGTCGTGGCTCCGCGCGCAGTTGCGGATTCCACCTGGCGGCAAGAGGCCGCGCTGTGGCCTGCGACGGCGCCGCTTCGCGTCGTCACCTTGCGCGGCGATAAATCCACACGCAAGGCGCAGGCGGCCACGCCTGCGGACGTGTACTGCATCGGGCGCGACGCGCTGGCCGTCCCCGGGGCGCACCGGGGGTGCGTGGCCAGTCCCGACCTCATCGCGCTTGCGGCGGACGCGGGCCGGACCATGCTCATCGTGGACGAGGCCAGCTCGATCAAGAATCCGCAGTCCGCGCGTTTCCGTGCGCTTGCGTGGTTCCGCTGGGGCCGTGTGCTTGAGCTGACCGGCACGCCGACCCCGCAAGGGATCGCCGACATGTGGGCGCAAATGTACCTACTTGACCGGGGGGCCGCCCTCGGCAAAACCATCACGGCCTTCCGTCTTCGGTATATGCGGCGCAAGGCCTGCGGCTTCGGATTTGAAGATGTGCCGGGGGCCGCGTCGGCGGCACTTGACGCCGTTCGACATCTCGTCTTGCGCCTTGAAGCTCCGCCACCCTGCGAGGTTACCTACCGCGATGTGTACGCCGAGATGCAGCCGCAGGAACTCGACGCATACCGCACTTTTAAGCGAGATATGGTGGCGGAAATTCAGGGCAAGGAAATCACGGCGGTTTCCGCAGGCGCGCTCGTGGCCAAGCTCGCCGCGTGGGCGAGCGGAGGCCAGTATTACGCGGCCACAGGCGACCGCGTATCGTTACGGCCACACTATCGTAAGCGCGCGGAACTGGCTCGCCTGCTAGCGGCGGAGTCGGGGCCGCATTTGGTGTTCTATTGGTTTAACTTTTCCATCGACGACATAAAGTCGGCGGCATATACTGCCCACAAGCGCTTCGCGCTTTTTGACGCGCGGCACCCGGAAATCGTCGAAGCATGGAATGCAGGCAGGATTGACGTTTTGGCCGCGCATCCGCAATCGGCGGGAATGGGATTGAACCTGCAACGCGGCGGACACAGGATCGTCTGGCTGACGTGTCCGTGGTCGTCGGAACTGTGGCTGCAAGCTGTCGCGCGGCTTGCGCGGCGGGGGCAGGAGCACGCTGTGGAGGTTACCCGGATAATTGCTCCGGGTACGATTGACGAGCGAATTTCGCACGTTCTGGGCGGTAAAATCGACGCCCAGCGTTTAATTCTTGACGAGCTGAAAGGATGACGGTTTATGGGGAAATACGGGCTCCCGTATATGGGCAGCAAGTCCGCGATTGCGGATCAAATAATCTCGGTATTGCCTGCAGGCGATCGATTTATCGATCTTTTCGGCGGTGGCGGCGCAATGACGCACGCGGCCGCGCTTTCGGGCAAATACCGCGAGGTCGTCTATTCTGACGCGGATCCGCTTGCGTGCGAATACGTCACGCGCGCGCTGCGCGGGGATTATTCGCCAGAACGGTTTACCCCGCGATGGATTTCGCGCGAGGAATTCTCCGCAAAGAAAGACACAGACCCGTACGTCCGATACTTGTGGAGCTTCGGAAATCGCGGGGGCTCGTATCTGTACGGCCGCCGCGTTGAAGGGCTGAAACGCAGGCTTTTCGATTGGGTTGTCTCGGGTCAAAATGCGGACTTTATATCCGGTCTCGGAGTTCCGATTGCGGACGCACCGAAGGCGGGAATCGCTGAGCGGTTTGCCTTCATAAAACGGCACATCAAGAGTCGCTTGACGACCTGTGGGACACTAGAGAACCTCGAAAGGCTTGCCCGTGTGCAAAACCTCGAAAGGCTTGCCCGTGTGCAAAACCTCGAAGGGCTTGCCCGTGTGGCCGTACTTCATCGCGGCTATACGGCCTACCAATATCAGCCCGGCGACGTCGTTTATTGTGATCCGCTGTATGCTTCACGGGAAAAATACGTCATCGGCGACTTCGATTTCGCCGCGTTCACGGACTGGGCCGCGCGCATCCCGTGCTATATCAGCTCATACGAGCTCGACGATCCCCGATTCCGGATTTACCACGAGCTCAAAAAAGTTCAGCGCTTATGCGCAACGAAAAACTGCCGCGTTATAGAACGGCTATACGCAAGCCGTTATGCAGCCAAAGAAAAGATTTAAGAGGTAGACCCCATGGCAAAACAGCCCTACAAAATGACAAAACTCTCGGAAATCCGACCATACGACCGAAACCCACGCATTATTCCGCAGGCCGCTGTCGATGCGGTCGCGAAATCTATTGCGGCTTTCGGCTTTCGCCAACCGATTGTCGTGGACGGCGACGGAGTGATTCTCGCTGGCCACACGCGCTACAAGGCCGCGCAGCAACTCGGCCTCGACGCCGTTCCGGTCGTGTGGCAGACGGACATCACGCCGATACAGGCGCGCGGATATCGAATCGCAGACAACAAAACTGCGGAGATCGCCGCGTGGGACCGCGATGCGCTCGATGCTGAGATCAAAGACATCGCCGGGCAGGCGGACGCCGACTTAGACGCGCTGGGGCTGTCGTCGTGGGAGCTCGACCGTATCCTGCATGAATGTGCGGATGCCGGTCTGCCCGATGACAACGCGGGGGAACGTACGTTCGGACGCGCGGCCACAGTTACGCCTGCGCCTGCGCCAAGCGTAGGCGCTGACGCAGATACGGCCACGGCGAACCTGCAAGCCGACGACCCGCACGACGGCTCAGGAGGTCGTGTGGGCGCGCTATTCCGGCTCGTTGCCGTCTTCGATACGCAGACCGCGCATGACGACGCTGCGGGGGTGCTTGCGGAAAAATTCGGCGATGCCGTCGCGATTATCGAATAGCCAGAAAAATTTCCCACGATGCGTTTTTTTTTATTTGACAATAGTTTCAGTCTTGTGTAAAAAGACGCCATCGAACGACGGGAACGGTTCCCGCCGGACGGAAAAATCAACTTGCAAAAAAGGAAACAAACAATGGCAAGCAGTTTTCTGGACGAACTTCGCGATTTGAACTACTCAAACCAAATGGACAGCGGAGAGCATCAATGGGCCGCGCTCTGCAATTTGCTCGGGGACTTCGCAGAAAACGTGGGCACCGTAGAAGACCTGCTCGCACACGACCACCGCATCGTCAACGAGGGCTTCAGGAGTGATGCTGAGCTCTGCTTCCACATGGCCGAGCGCATCACCGATCAAGCCGCGAAGCTGATGTACCTCGCACAAAAGCTGAGACTTTTGTCCGCGATGCACATGGTCCGCGAGCACGCGTGCGGTAAGTGATCGGCTGGCCCCGCAGTACGCGGGGCAAAACTTTTTTTGCTTTTTTATTTGACAACAGTTTCAGAATTGTATAAAAAGAGCTTCATAAGCGGAACGGACAGCCCGGGCCGCAGCTAAACCCACTTGCAAAAGGAAACACGCCATGGCTACCACGAAAAAGATTTATTCCACCGACACCGAACGCCTGAACGCCGCAATCACCGAGGCCGAGGGCAAGGCAAGAGAGCGTTGTATGACCGCCGAGGAATGCGCAGCGCGCCTTGAAGGCGCGGAAAGCTACCTGCACAATCCGAGCAAAGCGGCCTTGAAGGGATGCAGATGCCGCGTGCACGCATCAAACGAAAGCCTCCCCCGGTCGTACAAATACCCCGCCAGTAGCACACAGGCCGATTTTGAGCACGACGGCAAGGGCTGGGTTTTGGTTAACGTAACTCGCGGATACCTGAAATCCGCCGCGAAGCTGTGCTACCGCAACCACGTCGAAATGACCTTGAGCGACAGCGCGAAAGAGTGGATTCTCGCAGATATGACGATCTGCTGAATAACCGCGCGGCCCCGGGGCTGGAGCCGCCACTTCAAAAGGGAGACAGAACATGGAAAACGACAGCAAAAAGACCGAGTGGCCGCGCCTCGACAGCCGCGTGCTAGACAAGAAGTACGGAACGAAACCCAAACCGGTGCACAAGTCCGTAAGTTTTAGACGGTGGTTCTGCAATTCCGTCGTGCGGCTGTGCGAAGCCGTTGCGGAACGCAAACGCCTGAGCCGTGCCGACGATGCCGCAGAAAAGCGGCTCCGGGACTTCCGACAGAAACACCTACGGAAGGCCATGCGCGGAACGGCCACGATACAAGAACGGATTGCGTACCTGCGCAATGAGACCGCGTTCTATAACGCCGAGAGCAATCTGGCGCACGCGTACAGCAACCTATGCGACATCGTCCGGCTTACGCGTGAGGAGATCGTGCAAGCGTGGCAACGGCACACCGACCGCGCGGTCAAACGCTACGCCGATGCCCCCGACACCGAGCGGCATCGTATCATGTGCGAAATTGCCGGGCTATACGGCGTGTTTTGCCTCGTGGACGATTTCGACATCGTGCGCGGGTCGATGAATATCGATTTCGTTTACGACGAAGTCGCAAAGGCACGGCGCAAGTTTGAGCGACTGGGCGACAGCGCCGGCTTCTTCGAGGACGTCATGCATCGGAGCGGCCTTTTATGAGAGTGATTCTCTTTTGCATCGCGGCCCTCGTGGCCGCACCTGTCACAGCCACGGCCAAGGATTACAGCCACTATCGCGAGGCTTGCGCGCCGATTCGCGACGATGTGGAAAACTGGCTGACGGCCGCAGGGATTTCTCCGGATTATTTTTACCTCCTCGTTGCCGAAAGCCACTGCGACGGGACGGCCAAATCGAAAGCCGGGGCCGTCGGGTACTGGCAGATGATGCCGCGTACGGCGAGCAAGTACGGATGCAGCGACCCCTACGACCTCGAATGCGAGACGAAGGCAGCCGCCCTCTATCTGAAGCATCTTGAGGAAAAGTGCGGCGTCGAAAACGTCATCTTTTGTTGGCACGACGGCGGGAGCAATTTCCTGCGAAAGGGCGCGCCCACGAAAGGTGCCGCGGGGCTTGCGTGGCAAGTCCGGTACCTGATGCGCACCGACAGCCCAAAAGACGGAGGCGGAAAATGACACTATCGATCCGCATTTCAGACCAAAATGTCGCCACCCTCGACGAACGGCTTGCGCGCCTGCGTGAACTCGACGAGTGCACGCGCGGAACCGACGACCCCGGCCTTCGTCAGTGGCGGCTGTCCATGGCCGACGAGGTGGCGACAATCGCAGGGCTGTCGCAGATAAAGCCTGATTACTGGGTGCTGAACCGGCTTGACGAACTAATCGCAAAGGCGTGGCGACATGGCTAAAAAGAGAACTGCAAACCCGTGGTATGAGACCGCGATTTACGTTGTCTGGTGCGAAATGATGCGCACTGCTCGCATGGAGTGGCGGCGGCAAATGTCAGACAAGCTCGGCGACCGGTTCCCGGTCGATCCGGTTTTCCGGGACTTCGACAAATTCCGGCTGTGGGCAGGCTTTTGCTGGGGCTATCGCGTCGGCGAAACCGACACGTGGCGACTTGCGCGAAAAGACAGCCACGGGGAATTTTCCCCGGAAAATTGTTACATGACACCGAAACCCCCGGAGCCTACTGAAGCCGCCGAAATCACAGCGGGGGCGTCTCGTACCGCATACAAAACCGGGCGCAAGCCGAGAAAAATGCGGTGGGGAGGTGCATCATGCACGCGGCTCTACTCCATTTGGTACCACGCCGTTCAGCGATGCACCTGCAAGGGCGACCGGAGACACTGGCAAGACTACGGCGGACGCGGAATCACAATCTGCGATGTGTGGCGCAACGACTTTTTCGCATTCCGCGATTGGGCATGGGCGCACGGCTATGCACCGGATTTGACCCTTGAGCGCATCGACACGGACGGGAATTATTGCCCCGAAAATTGTCGTTGGGCTGGGCTGGTCGAGCAGCATTTGAACACCCGCGAGTATTCCGGCCTATACACGAATTTGCGACTGACCGTGGCGGATATGCGGTCTGTTTTAGCGCGCATCCCGGAAACTGCGATCGCGACGCTGTGCATCCGGTCAGACGATTTGCCGGACGACCTACCGCCAGAGGCCGATTTTGGGCCGGTTCCCGAAGAAAAGCGAATCGACGCCATTATCAAACGTGACAGACAAGGGCAAAACAAATGCTAACAGCCAAGAATATTCTCGCCTTCATCGCGGTGGTTGTCATCGTCGCTTTGGCGGCGTATAGTGCGATTCTACGCAGTGCGGTCAGGAAAACGACCGAGCGGGCAGGCGAAAACTTACGGCGCGCGGAGGCTTGCGAGGGCGCCCTCGCAATCGCACGACGTGCGCACACAGCCGCGATTAAGGCGCAAGGGTATGCAGACACACGACGACGTGAAATCGAAGCCACGCGCGCGGATATGGCGCAGCGCGTTGGCGCCATTGTGGATAGCGGCCAGCTCGATGAGCGCGTGTGTGAGCTCGCCCGCGCCGCCTATCACAGCGCCCTGTGTGCCGCCACCGATGGTAACGCTATGCACGCCGCCCCCGGAGCCGATGCGCCTTGAGACACAGGCAGATTTACTGCGCGCATATATCGATACTCTTGCGGCGTGGGCTTCCTGCGCCGCCGAAGTCGGCAAGGTCAGCCGATACTACGAAATCATGCAATCCGAAGGAGGGGCTGAACAATGACCACTACACTGGCGCATATCATGCGCTACTACCGCCGCGTTCACGCGGTACTCGACAGCATACCGGACGGCCTGCCCGTCCGCGAAAGCGACCACCTGGCGGACGCGTGCCGCGAAATGCTGGGCAAGCTCGCCGAGCTATACCCGCAGGTCGTGGCCGCATACGAGGACGGCATTCTGCCTGAACAATTGGAGAGACCAAATGCGATTTAACGACGATTATCTGGACTGTTTCGGGAAACTGCCCGAGCGCAAGAAAACGCAGTGGATCGTAATTCATCACACGTGCACGGCTACACCGCGTAAGACGCGGTCGGCCTTGAAAGCGAAAGGGTACAGCACGCATTTCGAGATCGACCGCGACGGGACGATCTACCGATACGCCAGGCTCGACCGCAAGTGCTCGCACTGCTGTGGCGCGAATCACAAGGCCGTCGGGGTAGACCTCACGCACCCGGCGGGAGCCGATTGGCCGCAAGCGCAGCTCGACGCCGCGCGGGAGCTCTTCGAGTGGCTGTCGGCCAAGCTCGGAATCCCCCTGCGCCTGTACGAGGCATTCCCCGCCGGATTCATCTACCACCGCGCGATTTCCGACACGGTCTGCCCGCAGAACTTCCCCGGGGCAGCGGTCTTCGACGACGTGGCCGACGTCGAGGGGGAGCCGTGTTAGAGCGCGCGGTCGCGAAAGCGCTGGTCGAGGCGGCCAAGGCGCGGGGCTTGTTCATCCGAAAGTGCAAGTGGGAGGGCCGCGTCGGCGCGCCCGATTATATCGTTTTGCGCGGAGGTATCGCGCACTTTATCGAAACGAAGGCCCCCGGGGAACGGCCCCGGGCCTCACAAATCGCAGAGTTCCGGGCTATCGAGACGGCTGGCGCGACCGTCTGGATAGTCGATTCAATACCCGCGGCCACGGCCGCAATTCGCGCAATCGCAGGAGTTTAGAACATGAACGGAAAACGTGAGTCCGGGTACGTCATTATCGAGGGCAATATCGGCGTAGGCAAATCGACCTTCTCGGTGTTGCTGGCCGAGGCATTGCAGGCCGAGGGATGCCGCGCGGAATATCTGCCTGAGCCCGACGAGACGAACAACCCATTTTTGGCCGAGTACTACGCGCACCCGAAGGAAACCGCGTATAAAATGCAGTTGCATTTACTGCATACCCGGTTTGCCTCGACGCAGTACGCGCAGACAGCCGCGATGGACAACCGCGGGTGGTACATTCTCGACCGCAGTTACTACGGCGACATTTGCTTCGCGAAAGTGCAGGTGCATGACGGCTTTTTCACGGACGCCGAGTATGAAAGCTATATGCGCGCGCACCGGAATATGCGTCGTTTCATCGAACCGCCTACGCTCGCGATCTTTTTGAATGCCACGCCCGAGACCTGCGCGAAACGTATCGCAAAGCGCGCCCGCGAGTGCGAGAGCGGCGTCCCTCTGGATTATCTGCGCGCCCTCGACGCTGAAATCACGCAGCTTGCGACCACGCTCAAAGGTCGCTGCCCCGTGGTTTGTCTGGATTGGAACGATCCGCAGGACATCGACGGCCTGAAAGACCGCGCGAAAGAGCTTGCGCACTACTTGACGACAGAAGTCGGCCGCAACGATTGGGAGTTCTAACCATGGCATTCTCCGCTGCACACTACGGCAAAACCGAACGCCGAAACGACTTCCACGAGGCGGCCGTGTATTTCGTCGGCCGCACGTGTGGCGGCCCTGCGAACGTTCGCTACGACGGCCAGGGGGTATTTACCGACCTCACCTGTGGCCGCGAATTCGTCGCGGACATCCGCAAGCTGGGCGACCAGCAGTGCGCGATTCATCCGGATTTCGATGCAATTTTCAGCAAGGACAGCCGCGTGCGCACCATCTCGCCGAAAGAGCGTATTATGGTGGTAGGATACAGCCTCAGCGGTTGTACCACGGATGCCGAGCGACACGCACTTATCACCGAGTACATCTCCGGTCATACCAGTGGCGCGGCTTCGCACTCAAGTCTGCTTCGCGTTTTTGGCAAAGCGGTGACCGACGTAGCCAATGGCATGGCCGCGAGCGGCCTGCTCTGCCGGTTCCGCAAGGCGACCACGCATGGCCGCGCCAACACATACTTTGCGATACCCGGGACGCCGACCGAATAAAAAAAGCCCCGGATTGATTTCCGGGGCCGCCACCTTTGCAAAAGGGACTCAAACGCAGGCCGAGCGTTTAATACGATTCGTGGTGGCTGTCAATAAAAAAAAGCCCCGCAGGTGGAACATGAGAAAGGCCTGCGAGGCCTCTTTTTTATGCTTCGCGGCTCGGCTGTGTTGTCGTCTAAAAAACACAGGAAAAGGCGCCGAGCCGGGGCCGTACTAAATCATATCCCGCGGGTTGTCAACGTCTTTTTTAGATGCATCCTCCTGCGGCATTTCCGACGAGACGGACGCGCTCGCGTCACCCTTGCGAACATCCAAACGCACACCGCGTAGCCAGCCATTAGCAAGCGCTTTTTCGATCGTGCGCAAAAAGACGTACCCGCCCGCGATAATCAGTGCGCCGAGAATCACGATGTGACGCGTCTCTTCGGAGAGACCAGAGAAATTCACGACCACGCCGAGGCCCATCGCAAGGACGGCCACGACCACGCACCAACGGTATGAGACGTACTTCGGCGCGACGTGATTTAATACCGGCAGAATCAAACCAAACACCCCCAGGAAGCCGATAACGATTACGGTTGCGACAGAAGGGTCTACCATGTTCCGCCTCCTTATGCAACGCGAATAACGAGGGCGAATGCGGAAACCTGACTTGTGGCTTCGGCCTCGTTCAAAAATTTGTACGATCCGGCTGGCATGGTCGGCCCCGCGGATAGCCCGAGGGTCGTCGTGGCCTTCCCAATTGAGAACGTGATGTTTACCGCAGTCGCCGGATCCCAGACGATTGTCTGTCCGCATTTCATGGCGACAGTTCCGGTCGATGTGGCGAGCACGGCCAAGACCAAGCCGCCAAGCGGAACAGAGGTGGCGCTGGTCGAAGAATCGTATTCCGGCATTGGCGAAACAAAGCCGCCGAAGACAGAGACTTTCCCGGGTTCTATGCCGAGAATCGGGTCTCCGTCATCGTGAGCGAACCACATACCGTCCCCGGCTTGCTCGTCGAAGCTGGTACGCAGGTCGAACGAATGCTGCGTAGTTCCATCGTAGAATTGCGCGCGGTCTAACGCAAATAGCCCGAAGTCGTTGATCGAATTCCGGCAGATAAAATTCCCGCCTGTCGAGATGCCGCCACCGACGGAAAGCGTGGCCTCCGGGAGTGTGACATCTGATGAACCGATTTCTACAACGGTCGTGCTTGTAGCCACCGCACCGCTTGCGCTAGTATTGTACAGAATCCGCAGCGTAGACCCGTTTGCGGCGAATTGCGGAGCCACATCGAACCGCCCAAGGCCCATGTCGTTTGTCCAGTATGCGCGTCCGGATCCGTAGCTCGCGGAGAAGTTTCCAAGGGCTGTTTCGTAGGCATACTCCGACACAACACCGCCACTGAGATACGAGACGCCGGAAACGTAAGCGTGACTGAATTTTGAATCGGCAGCCCCGAGGTTTACGCCCGAGGCGTTCGGTGCGATAGTCGCCGATAGCGTCACAGGATCGACAAACGTTTTCGCGCCGCGCACGGTTTGCGCGTCCCCGGTGTTCGGGTTGCCCGCAGAGTGAGTCGAAACGAAGCGCGCTAAATCCGCGATCGACGCGCAAGCCCCAGGGGTGACTTCGACAGAATCGGCTGCCCCGATTTGCACATAAAAAGGAATTGCAACGCCCGCGCCTGTATCGGTCGAGCCGGGCAAAACGATCGTCGAATCGGGGTCGGACATCGCGGCCACGACCACAGCCTGCGCGTCAGATTGCGATGCGAGCCGCGCGGTCACGGCTAACGATTTCGCCAACTGTGACTGCCCCGCGTTGCGCCAAACCGCGCGAATTTCGGCGACATTCCCGGTCGCCGATACCGCCACGATTTCCCCGGCTTTGCCGTCATACCAAGAGGCCGGAGCCGTGGCCAACTCGGTCGCACTTGCGGCCGCCGTCGCTTTCGACAGCGCGCCGACATAAACGATTGGGTTTGCAGCGGTTGCTTGCGCTATCAGCGCGGCTCCGTCGATGGTCAGAACGTTAAAACGATATGCATTACTCATTCCCGCCTCCGCGTGTGGATTTCACAGGCCCGCGCATGGATCGCGCGGCATTCACGCGGGATTTATACACGCAAAGCAGGATAAAAAAAAGCCCCGGAGTTTATCCGGGGCCATACCATTTTGCCGACGTCGGAAAAATGGTCAAAAAGCCATTGACGGAGGGCCTCGAACACTCATCCCACTACCCAAGGCGCGCTGGCTGGTAAGCTCTATTCCTATTTTGAGCTACGTCAATGATAAAGCCCGCTGTTTGTGCGTTGCAAAACATCTGCAAGAGGCATACGGGCCAGCTAATGCTTATATACACGTTTTTTTATTTGATGTGAAGGTCAATGTTTAGCAAAAGCGCGCGTTTCTCCAAGGCGTCACGGTATGCCTTCATTGCATCAATCTGCTCCAGAAACACCTTGTTTACTTTGTCATCTGTGTACACGCCGTTTCGGTATGCCCGTTCGGCTCTTTCGATGTTTCCGCACAAATACACATACTCGCCAAGCATCCTCTCTTTCCAATCGCACGAGCGAATAAGGCCAAACGCTCCTTCTTGTTCAAAAGTGCGCTTTGCATTTCGCGTAAACAAATCTCTGTCGTACTCGTCTATCATGTTTAATCCTCCGCTTGCCTCAAATATTCCATGTATCGCAAAACCGCTTCTACTTTTTCCTGTGCCTCGAATGCAGAAAACTGCATCTCGAAATCGTCATTATTGTGTTCGATAAATGCGTTACGCACGGTCTCTAAATCGTCCAATGCGGTTTCGAGGCGGTCTTTGATTTGTGTGAGTGTATTGGCGTTCATGGTCTGGACTTCACGATACAGAATTTATCATACTCAATTCTGTGCATTGCTTATGACTTTGGCAAGGAACCGATACACGGCTTGCAAGTAATTCCACGACCTTCGAGCTTCGCCCAGGATATACGAAGCAACAACTGAATTCACGTCGCAACCGTGTTTCAAATGGTGTTTTAACCAGTCACGAAGAAAATCCAAATCATCCTGTACATTGTTAATGCGCTGTATGATTTCAGTCAATCTTTCATAGGGTAGATCTTCGTCCGGCTTTATCGTAACGAAGTCTACAAGCTCCTCTGCCGTGAGATATTCTACTTTATGCTTTTCAGATTCTATCGGTTCCATGTTACTTGTCCTCCAAACTGATACGCCGCAACACGCAGTAAGACCTATATACACAATTCCGTTGTAAACGGCAATAAAAAAGCCCCGGTTTGTCCGGGGCCGCGGGTTATTGCAAGATCACAGGATCGTCAAGAACAGGAGCAGTTTGAGCGGTAAGTGCTGCCACCATTGCGTCCGGCCAGTCAGGCCATGATGTCGAGGTTAGAATATTCGGATTCGACGGGTCCCAACCGATGTAGACAGCGCCTTGATTTTGAGTGTAAGAAGAGCTAGTCGTCGAAAGGCCGCCGACACACAGATAATTTCCGCCTCCGTATGCGGCGCCAGGGCTAACAGAGGAGGCCTCTGGCTGCGACAGATCCGTGTTCACGGCCATTAGGTCGGCTCTGATTGTCCCCTTGTTCGCAATTCCGTCATTATTGATCAAGTTCGCGGCTTGAATATAGACGGGAGCAGAACCGATTAACGGCGAGACAAACGGCATCGAGGTCGTAGTCGGCCAATAATATGCCATTCGCTCGGCAAACATAGCAAGCATTTTTACGCCTTGAGCATTGGTGTCGCCATCGTATTGCACCCCCGTGTTCTCCAGAAAACCGAATGGAACGGAATTCAAAAGGGGGTCAGATGCTTCTACTGTGGACTTTGCAGTAAACGAAATGCTTGTCCCCACGGCTGCGGCCTTATACTGGTCTGCCGGGCTACACAACGAGTCGAACGCGTCTGGGCTGATCATCATAAAATGCATGTTAGTAGTACCGGACGCAGTATTAAAAAACTCTATAATATCGGTACCTTTTGTAGCAAAGCCCCATCGCAGGCCATTAGAATAACTGGACACTGCTCTCTGCATATTCACGCTCGCGTCCCCCCAGTCAGCTTGAACGCCGGAAAATAGAAGTCTGCCCGCGATAGAAGACCTGTTAAGGTTGTCCGGGGTTATCGGTTCTTCTCCCACCGAAATTACGTCATAGGAGCGGTCAACATAATAGCTACTAGACGAATACCAGTATCCTCGACGTGCCAGCAAGGCATTACTAAACACATTTGAGCTCACCATCGCCATATACTTTTCTTCGTTTCCGTACTGGAAAAACGTCCCGAAGTTGCATCCGGTGTTATCCAATCCATGGATACAAGCATCTTCATCAGACCAAGCAGTTCCGCTATATGTCCCCGAATTTGCACAGGCCGGTAGCAAGCGCCACAACGCCCCCGATGCTTCACAACTCGCCTTGAACGCGGCGAGCCTGCACTTAAACCAGTCCAGAAAAATCGCTTTTTCTGCGTCACTGCCCGCTGTTGCTGTGCGAGCCGGGTAATGATAGCCTCTGAATTTGTAACCGCCTATTGCCATGTTAGTTTCCTCCGTTTAGTATTCAGCGTGAAGCGTTATATCTCCGCCCCAAGCGTTGTACATATCATATCTATCTGTTGTTGTATCTTTTGAGAGAGTTCCACTTGAAATACTGACAAGTTCAGTTGCATTAAGGTTTTCAAACTTAGTAACACCGTCGAGGTAGCGGAACTGGATACGACCAGCATAAGTTTCTGAATACCATGGTGGTCTATCGGAACACCAAAATGTTATCTGGTGTGTCCCATTGTTATAACTATACGCCGATATTTGGTTGCCCAAAAGATACTGGCTCCCGTTGTAATATGGACTGTATCCAGCTATATTGCCGTAGGTAATAAAGATTATCCTGAATACAGTTTGCATAGTTCGACTAGCATTCATATCGTTGGGGTCTGCTATGGTTATCTTATCACTGAGATCGCCTAAAGAGCTATCTTCCCATGTAAGCGTTGCATAGTAAAATGTGGTACTAATACCAAAGGCGCTATACCGATATCCAGTGTTTGAAATTGTTCCCTTCGCATAATACCGCAACGAATCAAACGTTGCTCCGGCATACTGCCCCGCGTGCGCTGTCGGCAAAGTGATAGAACCAATCGAGCCGGTTACATCATCATAAGACGGCCCCGGAGGCGCTACATACACGACCATCTCCGGGCTTTCCAACACCCTCGCAGGAATCGGTACAGACACCATTCCCGGGCTTGCAATGGTACACGCGGGAATAGGCACCGTTTCCAGTTCGTGACCCTTGGCCGCGCCAAGAATTGCGCCAGTCTCAGAGTTCAAGACGATGTAGCCCATCGGCGGCAATTCCGCCACGACGTTGTTTTCCACGAACACGAACGCAGGCTCTGGGGCAGGGCCGCACGGTACGGTTATGCGAGAGGGGATCGCGTAGTATGCGAACGGACGAGAGCCGAGCGGGGTCGCCCTGCGCGCAATTTCGACGGCCTCAGACAACGAGAGCGGACGCGAAAAGTCGATGCCAGTGATACGCAGATAAAAGGCCAGCCGCGTGTCCGATACCGGCACGACAGACTGCGATTCCGCGTCCGAAATCGCGCGCACCTCCACGCTTGCCCCGAAGACGGAAAACAGTTCACCAAGCGCGCCAAACGTCGGCTTGTAAGCGCGCCACAGGCGCAGATATTCCGCGAGCTCGGCGTCCGTCTGATTGTCTTTCAGCATCGGTGCGAAGGCCGAGATAAGCGCGGCCACAACGACGGCGCGAAACCCTGCGAGCTTGCCCGGGGCGTTCAGCGCGTACCACCCCCACGCCATACCCGCGCGATAGACCGTCGGATCTACGGCCCAGACGGACGCTGCCACGGCCCGAAGGGCCTTGTAGACCTCCTCAAACGGCGTGCCCTGGAGGCCGACCGGGAATGTATCGGCGTTTTCGTCAATGGGTATCATGGGACAATCTCCTCGCCGTTGCCGCCCGTGGCCGTGGCCGTATCGGTAGATAATCCGTCATAATACAGACCGAAAAAGCGGTCTGTGATCATCGTATCAGCCGGGAGGGGTTTGTAATTCGGGGCCAGCGTAGTGATTCGCACATTTGTCGCGCCTGCGTCCGTCAGCACTGCGCACATTTCCGGCTGGCTAAGCACAACACCGCAATGCCACGAATGCGCAGCCACGTACAGCCGCCACGCGCTTTCCGCTTTTGCGCGCGCGGAAGCGATGTCGGTAGTGGCCGAGGGCAGCTTGTAATACACACTGTACGTTTCCGCATATTCCTTCGCGGCGTAAGACATAACCCGCTGCTCGGCGAGCAGGGAGTCCCGCACAGTTTCGACAAAAGCGTCGTATGCGGAGCCGCGCGCGTCGAGCGTTACGCTCCCGTAGTACGCGTACCACGCGGCCTTGTCCGCGTAGGCCATAACGATCCGCCCTTGCGAATCGACGCGCGGGGCGACATACGTCGAGGCGATTTCGTGCAGGCCTGAGAGGGCCAGCTTGAAATACTCGAATGACCCCGGGACGCGCAGGGCCTTTGCCTGCCACGCCACACGCAGCGCAAAGGCGTCGTCGCTTTCGGCGTCGGCCCCGTTGTACGTCGAGCCGCACCGCGCCACGGATATATCCACGCAGGTACACGCGCGGGAACTACTGCCTGTGGCCGTAACCGTGGCCGTGATTTCGTCGTCGGCAATCGGGGTATGGACATTTCCGGACGGCCAAAGCAAGCCATTGCCTTTTTCACCGGTAACGTCTGAGACCAGATAAATCGGCAGATTGAGCGTTTTCGTCTGCGTACCCGCCGCGAATTCGAGCAGGAAATCCGCGTCGCCTGCGAACGTCGCGTTTTCGCCATCGATTTCGACGGGCCGTTCGGCGTGGCATGATACTGCGATTTGTTCGGCGTCTAAGATTTCCGTGCGCGTGACCGTAACCGTCAGGATACACGCCATCACGGCACCGAGGGGCGGCCTTCGGTCGAGGTACCCGACGACGCAAGTTGAATCCGCGATACGGTCGAGATCAGCGCCGATGGCGAATGCGCGGAGCGTAGCTTTCGCGGCGGCGTCCGCCGATGCCTGCCCCTGCGCCATAAACGGCAAAAAGGCCGAAGCGAGCACCATGTGTGGGTCGGAGTCGAGTACTTCGCGGCCGAGGACTGCGGCCAGTGCGTCGCGCAGTTGTTCGCGCAAAGCAAGCGGGTCTGTCTCCACAAGGTAGAAGTCGTTCGCGTCAAAACGCGGAATACTTGCCATTATTTCACCTCCGCAATCGCAAGCCGTACCACCGCACGGCCTGCACTATCCGCCGCGACTGTACCTCGCGTGACTCGCACACCGGGGACGCCTGCTTCGACTTTCGCTGCCGCGCTACCAAGCAGACGTTGCGCCTCCGAAGGCACAGCCGCGTCGAGGCGTGCGTCAATCCCGAAACCGCGCATATACGGCGTGTCGCCCTGCAAGACAGAGCAAATGCACGCCGAACGCTGAAGCGCGATTTCCCGCGCCGTCTGTGGAAAAAGGTCATCCATTGCTGCCCTCCCGTGTCGATACGAGTTCCATTTGCCACGATGCCACGGCCAGCTCCGAGCCCGCCCACGCATCTTCGGAGTAAGTCACCGACCGAACGACGAACTCCCCGAAGTACCGGCTCCCGCGCGTCAGCGGATGCGGTTTTCCGTCCTGAAGCGCGCGCAGACTGTCGAGTACTGCATCGACATCGCCGCAGACCTCAGCGGAAAGTACGCCCGAAAGCCGCACCGTCTCGGCGTCGAGCCCAAGGAACTCTACCACCGGGGCCCCGGCAACGGTGGCGTGCGTTACGAGGCGCGATTGCCGCGCGCGGGAAAGCGCGTTAGGCGTGGCCGCGCCCTCCGTGGCTGCGAAAACGAAGTCACCAAATGCACCGATAGCCATGTCACTTCACCCATACGCAATCCGAGGCCGTATTGCCGACGGAGTACTCATTCGTCTGCTGATTCTGCGTTTCCGCGGCCACTCCTTCGGCGACCGCGTGCGTGTGCGTGTTGTACACCGAAACCAGCGTATCGAGCGCGGTTTTAATCGCCGAAAGCTGGGCCTGTAAGCGGTCGTCTCTCGTGCATTTCGTGCCGGGGGTAGGGTTACCTAGGTAAACCTCATCGAACGCGGCAGCGGCCTGTTTTGGCCCATTTTTCGGGGGCTCTTTTCCGTCCGGATATACGACGCCCAAAACGAGGGAGTCGTCGAGGCGCTCCGTATCGACGGCCACGGCCACAACATCGCCGGCCGCAGGCGGACACCAGACCGACGGCCCGCCTGCGCACGGTTGCAAAAGCAGGCAGTCGAGACCTGCGTCCCCGGAATAGCCGGGAACCGATACGCGCACGCGGGGGCCGTTTATCTTTTCGCACTTTCCATAGAGAATTTCGCAAATCATAGCGCCCTCACAGTCAGAATCATACGTTCGGCGTCACCGGTGCGAGTATAGCGCAATTCCACGACCTCCCGCAAGCCCAGCCCTGCAATATCGCAAATCGAGCCAGCGACAATTCCCGCCGTCGGCACGACCTCTACCGTGGCCGTATCGGCCTGCGCCACTGCGGCCGCGTATAACGCTTGCGCTGATTCCGCATCAAAAGTGCAATCGATATCCACGCCGCCGCCACCACCGGCCGACAACCGTACGGGTTTCGCCGCGCGCGGATCGAAGCGTGCCGAACGCACAGACCGTGGCGCTACCGATTGCGCCTGCGAGAAGTCCACGAGCGATTGCACCGGAACCGCGATAGAACTCGGCGGGGACTTGTCCTCTCGCGCCTGCATCGAAAGGATTGTCACAGCCCCGGCATTTGCGCGAAGCGTCAGCGCGTATCGCCTGCAATAACGGTCGAGCAGGTGGAAGCCAGTCTCGTTCAATCGCGCGGCGTGCGGGAGTATCGGATTGCTCTTTGCCACGTACTCCAAACGCAGGCCGCATTCCGCGCATACGCGCTCGGCGATTTCGCGCAGGCGTTTACCGCGTACAGGCTCCGGCCACGACCGTTTATCCTCCACAAGCGCACCGTGCGCGGGCGGGGGCGTCCCCGCGCCACGACCAGACGGGGCCTTCGACGTGGCGGGGCGGCCCTCGGCTTCCCAGATGACAACGGCGGGCGCGCGGCGCGTCGTGATTTTCCGGATTGCGTAGACGTCGGGGCCGGCCGGAGACACGGCCACGGAAAGGCTGTCCCCGCGCGTTGCCTGCCACTGCCCAAGGAAACGCCCGTCGGCATTGCACAGCGTGACCGACAGCGTCGAGGCTTTCCCGGATACCCGCTCAACGAGGTCGATTGCCTCGACCCACGGCAAAAGCGACGACGCCGAAAGGCGATTGTAAAGTATATCCACTGGAATCATTGCGGCCTCCGATACTCCGGAAGCGTCGAAACGACAGCCTGCGACGGCTTGCGGTTTGGGATTGCGAGCGCCTGCCCGTAGTCGAATCGCCACACCGTCAGGAGTTCCGGATTTCGCGTCCCGTTCTCGGCCATGATTTCGCGCGTAGCGAGGTCGTCGTCGTACTGGCCCAGTGCAATCTGGTCGAACGTATCGGCCTGAATCGTCACATACTGTTTCATCTTGAACCTCCGGAATATGACAACCCTGCGTATGCGGCAAAAGCCCCGGCAATCGCTTCACCGGATGCACCGGATCCGGCCTGCACCGCGCGCGCAATTTCCGCACCGGCACCGGGGGCCGCACCGCGTGCGTCCACAGCGTTATGCACAACGATTTGAACATTCCCCGCCGTGGCGGCCCCGGGGCTATCGCCAATGAGATCGCCGATAAGCGGCAGACCACGCAGGGAATCGGTCAGCCACGAAACCTTTTCGAGGATTGCGCTGGTAATGGAATCGACAACCGAATTTATCCACTCGCTCGCAAAGCTCTTGATGCGACCAAACCATGCGGAAACCGTGGAATATATCGACTTGAACGTATCGACAACGCGCCCCGGGATGCCTTCTACCGTTTCAACGACCGCCGTTATGGAATTGTCTATGAATCCACAGAATCGCGCCACCTGCCCTTGCCAGAATCTGATACCTTCAACGAAGGAATGCACAACGACGTTCACGCCTTCGATTGCACCCACGGCGACTTTCATGCCGACGCGGAATGCGTCCCCCGCCATTTCGGCGAATTCCTTGATCGTGTCGCGGTTATCCCGGATGAGCGCAACGAAGTCTTGCAAAGCGGAATTCACGGTCGGCATGACCTCGATCCCTATTTGCCGAAGTGCACCCTGCATTTGCAGTTGTGCGCGCGTAAAGTTGTCGTTCGCCTCTTCGGCTTTTTTCAGAGCCGTTCCGTCGAGCACATACCCGGCTTTCTTCGCCTCGGCGCGCATCGTTTCGAGAGCTTCGGAGCCGCCTGCAATCGCAGCTGCCACCTTCTGCCCGTTCTCACCAAATAGTGCCAGAGTCGTTCGCGTTTTCGCGGCCACATCGTCTACCTCGGAAAGTGCGTCCGACATCCGGACGAACATCTCCTCGGCGTTCATGGATTTGACTTCGGACATCGAAATCCCGAGGGCCGCGAACGCTTTTTGCGCTTTGCCGTTGCCAGCTGTGGCCGCCTCCATCTGGCGGTTTAGCTGCCGCAGGGCCATGTCGAAATCTCTTTCTGACGCACCGCCAAGACCGACGGCGTAGGCCAGTTCCTGATACGCGTCAGACGCAATGCCGAGTTGCCGAGAGGTTTTCGCGATCTGGTCGCCTGCGGTAATTGTACTTTTCCCGAGGTCCCACAGCGCTTTGCCTGCGGATACCGCAGCCGCACCGACAGCGGCGAGGCCACCAACGGCGAGGGCCGCCGTTCCGCCTGCAGTTTTGAATGCGTCGCCGACAACCGAAATCGAACGGACAAAGCTGCTCATCGGCCCCGGCGTATCGGCGAGGCCCTGCTTCAATGTGGCGAAAAAGCCTAGGGATTTCGCTTTGTCCGGAATGGCGCCACCAAGCTCTTTATATCTTTTTTTCAGCCGTTCGAGCTGCGCCAGAAGTGCAGGGTCTTTCACCTTCTCGCTGGCCTTTGTGTAGTCCCGGATTTCGCGCGCAAGCCTGCCCATTTCGGCGGAACGTCTCGCCGAATTATTCAGAGCTTCGACGTCTTTTCGCCGCTCGCCTACGCGCTTCAATTCCGCGGCCACGCCTTCGGCGGATGCATCGACAAGTCCGAGGCGTTCCGACAGTTTCGCATATTCTTTTTGCAGGCGTTCAACGGCCTTCGCGTCGTTTTCCGCGCTCGCCTTTGCCGATTCCCCCGCAATCTCGGTCATACGCGCGAGGTCGGCTTCGCGTTTCGTCAGCTGTGAGAGTTCGTTCGACGTACTGCGCGCGATGCTTGCGGCCGCGTTAAAAGCCGCCTGATAGTCGCTGGACAGGGCCGCCGTGATTTCGATTTCCCGAACTATATCCGTCATGTCTAACCCTCAGTACATCCTGTGCAACTTCGCACCATTGCACGATTTCGCGCACCGGTAGACGATATACAGAAAGCGCGTCCGTCCCGAGCGCCTGCGCGGCAAAAGCCGCCGCACGTTTCAACGTCACAAGGGGATCGCCCCTTCCATAGACCGTATAAAATTTGCGTTCACGATTTGCACAAAAAATAGGAAATACTGCCACGGGAGTTCGTTTACCGATTCCGGCGAAACGCCGAAGATCCGCGCACCAAGACGACGGCAAAAGCCAGTGTCGTTCGTCCATACGCCGGTCTCCGCCGACGGAGGCGCGAGGGCCAGCATATCGGCGGCGGTCATACCCCGCAAAGCGTCTTGTAGCTTCTGCGATATAAATCCTTCCCCGGGTACCTTGTTCTGCTTCGACGCGCGCAGGATTGCGGAAATGTCGTCATACAAATTTTGTGCGCTCGGTGTTAGTGCCATCGTCTGTCCCTTTATGAAAAGCGGGGCCGCGTATATCGCGGCCCAGTGTGATTATTGCAGGAACTTTCGCGAGTTCGCGAGCTCGTCCACGAGCTCGCCAGCCGCGTTTCGGATTCTACAAATGTCGTTCAGTTTGGATATGTCGATATATACCGTGCCGTCGATCTGGATTAGCTCGTCGAAGACCTCAAATGACGCCGTCGCGCCCATCTCCCCGCCGCGCGTGAGCGTTCCGGGAGTGACCGATACGCAGGCTACGGACATAAAACAGGAAAAGTTCATCTGTACCGCTTCCGTAGCCGCGCTACCTTGAATCACACCCCGGAATTCCAAGGTATGGCGGCCATGCGCGAAGGTCGCGAAAAATTCCGGGGACGCGACGCGGGTTGCGAACTGGGCCTGCATCGAGGCGATCGACCCGATAACAGGAACGGCCACGGGGCCCGCGATGCCTGCGCCCGAAATTTCCTGAGTAGTACGCGCCAAGACCGGGAGCGTGAGGTCGCCCGTGAACGGCGTCGGGCGGTTGTCATAGTAGCACCGAAGATTGCACACAACTTCGGGGATTACTGCGGTATTTGCCATGATATGCCTCCTTATGCCAGGCTGGCCTCAAAGCCGGGGACATCGAACTCAAAAACGCCGTTGATCTCCTGCATGGGAGGCGGCGGTGCAATGCGAATTCTAAAGTAGACGACGCCCCGAATCAACTGCTCCGTCGTGTTTCGCTCGTCGTCGATCGCTACGGACGCAGCGTTCAGCGCGCCGAAGCCCTGCAATGACGCGAGAATCTGGTTAAACGCATTGACCACGCCTTCGAGTTGCCTGCGGTTCAGCGGGTTGTCGATGCGCGGCTGCGCGAATAATTGGAACGAGTTCTTGACGTAGTTGAACATCCTGCGCTCGGACAGAATGCTGTCTTTAACATCGGTATTCCCCGGGAACGCGCTTGTATTGTTGCCCCAGAGAACCCAGCCGTTCGCAGTATTCAGCGCGCCAATGACGCCGTTTGCACCGAGATAGGTGTTCACCTCATCGCGATTCTGGAAAAGCGGGGCTTCGTGGTATTCCGCATGATACTCCTGATAAGTGAGAGTGACCGCCCTACCGGGGGGGATCTCCTCACTATTGACCGCCAGATACGTGTCTCCGACCGACGTCAGCTGTAGTACGTGCACCTCCGGAGCCTCTTTGATCGCGTAGAAGGCTTCCGCAGGGAGCTGGCCCGCGCCGGTCCCAACTCGGTATGGCGTCGAAGCGTCAGACCCGAGATAAACGCGGCCGCCTCCCGGGCCAAGGTCTGTGACAACTGAGTTGAGCTCCACTACTTCTGGTTGCATGACGTAAACCCCGGTCGCATAGCAATTCTTGTTCGACGGCGAGACGAAGGGCAGGTTGCCGTTTTGCGCGTCCGTGCGATTCATCACGGCGCAGGCCACGCTCGACAGGTCGAAGCGCAGGTCGCCGATTCCGATGTACGGCCAGAAAAGTGCTAGGGATTTATCCGAAACCTCCTTAGCATCAGCCACGCGGGACGGCCACGAAACAACTACCGACTCCCCATCCGAGGGCGCGTGCTCATTGCAGGGGATGTCACCCACGGCCACGGCGGAAAAACGGCCACCGTATAACTCGGCCTTCGATTTCATTAGCATCCATACCCCGGGGTTGTTCGCGAAATACGGAATGCAAACAATAGAAGGCAAGCGGCGCAGCCGTTCGTATACGGTATCGATTTTATCGATGGCCGAAAGAAGACTGTTACTCCCGACGGAGCCATCCGCGCTCGCAATACCGCACATGATGCAATCTCCGCGCCCGCACAGGCGGAACCACAGATATGCGAACGATACGAGGGAATGCGAGAACCAGCCGTCTTCACCGGCCACATCGTCCGTCCCTTCGGTGATGCCTGAAAGCTCCACAAATTGCCGCCACGACGTAACGACGGTCGGCTCGAAAGCCGTCTTGACCGCGCCAACGACAAACGGCAAAGCGGAATCGACGGACGGCGCAGTCTGAAGCGCGGTCTCGATTTCGCTTGTATAAACACCATGCTTGAAAGTCATACTCCACCTCCCGGAAAGTACATGTTATTAGATTAAAAAGTCCCCGTTTTCGCGCGCGGTAGAAGGCAAATCGAACGTGATCGTAATTTGCGCCTGCCATACCGGACGCGGCTGTGACGACGGCAAAACCCACGAAAAAGGCGAGCGCGGGCGGCACCCTAAAACGATCCCATCCGGGGCCCGGTAGATTGCCTGCCCGAAAGCGTCGATCTTGTCACGCAACCACCGGCACGCGTAAGCGTAGTTCTGCATTTCAATCTTCGCGTTGCTTGCGACCTGAATGCCAACGACTACGACGGCGGTCTGCTCGCCTACACCGAACGTCCCCGCGCCTGCGGTCACGACGTACAGCGGCCCCCGCTCGACCGTGTGGTCGTTCGCGGGTTCAGGCAGTGCATGCGCATACCCGTGCAAATCCGGCCAAAGATTGCGGAGCCAGTCGGTGAGCCCTTCGACAAGTTCGTTCACAGTTCGTGCCTGCATATCAATCCTCCAGACCGCGCAGGAGCGCGGAGATTTCGGCGTCTATTACATCGCGCGCGCAATCGCCGAGCATAGCCGCTGGCGAAGGGTCGGCTCCCGCCGCCACGAGCCACGCTTTCGCAGGCGCGATCTTACGGCCGGTAGGCTGTCGCATGAAAACCGTACCATTCCAAATGAAGCCGCGCGGAACTTCAATCTCCATCCCGCGCTTGCCTTCGACAGTCACGCGCTGGCGATTTGCCCCAGTTGTCGGGCGGTCAAGCCCCGGCGTGACGCGAAGATCCCGGATTGATAGCGCACGGGCCGACACGCCGTGCCGAATGCGAACACCCTTCGCGGATACGGCCACGTGGGTTCCCATCGGGGCCGCGAGTTTTCCGCTCGCGGCATACCGCTGGGCCGCGCCCGTATCGAAGACGGAAAGCGCGGTCGCCTTCGCCTCCTGAATTCGCGCACGGATCGATTCCATCGGCTGGCCCGCAAGCGCGGACAAATCGACGGGGAGCGTTCGCAGTGGTTTCGCTTTTCTGCTTTTGCCCTTTGCCATGAGCTACCCCGTGATTCTGCGAAGGCCGATTCGGATGCACAGACCGCCAAGACGTGACGACCCTGAGACCCGGTATTCCTGCCCATCAAGAAAAAATATGGAATCGATTTCCGGCGTGTCACCGCCGTAGTCCGAAATGCGTACGATACAGACCACATCGGCCCCGAACGTCCCCAGATCTACAATCGCAGACCGTGGCGTTAGCGTAGCCGCATGAACTATGGCTTTCATAATAACGCCGTTCACGTCGTGAACGTCCCAAAAGCCATCGTCGTCTGTATATATATCTTCGAGATCTTCGGGGATCGTGTGGTCGTATATACTCATTTTTTCGCCTTTTTCTTTTTCGTCTGTGGCTGTTTCGGGGCCGCATCATCTGCGCGCGGGACATCCGGCGCGGACATCCGGACGGGCTCGGCCATACCGACGACAGCGAGGTGCTCGGCCCCGCCTTCGCCAATATCGAAGAGCTCGCCTGCGCAAATCATGCGGCCACGGTGCCACAAGTTACCGAGTGCACGCATCCGCATGACCGCCTCCTATTAAGCCGACAGGCCCTTGATATACAGGACGTCCCATTTACGACGCACGAGCGGGAGCGGAGCGGCCTGAATGATATTCGCAACCGAAACCGGATCCTTGCTCACAACCGAGTAGACCGAACGACGGCCGACGTAACGCATCATATCGGTTTCACCGGCGGGCAGGTAAGTCGGGCCGTACATCATTTTCGCGACCGAAGACGAGCCGAGAAGCGCGCTACCGGCCGGAAGGAGAAGCGTCCCGCCAAGGGCCGCGCCCGAGGCATACAGCGAAAGGCCTGCAAACTGGCCGAGGTACTGGATACCCTCGAAATCGTAGCGCGCGCCTGCATCGACGTTTCCGGGATTGAGCAGGGCGGTCGGCGTGGCCATAAGAGCACGCGCCAATTTCGCACCGACATCGGCGGAAACGACGAGAGTGTTAGGCGCGGCCCCGCCTTTCTGAATAATAAGATTCTGCCAGCCTAGGATATCCTCCAACATCTGCGCGCCGGTCGTGGTATCGCCCCAGACCGCATCGGACGTGACGACAGGATCATCCGCGCCGCCGATAACCGGAGTATCCCAGTAGACAGCAAGCGTGCGGGTCTGGCCGTTCGCGAGCGTGACATCGACCTTTCCCTGAGTAAGCGCCTGCACGGACATCTTTTCCTCGGTGCGGATAAGCGCGCGTTCGAGTTCACCGTAAGAGATGTTCTGGAGTTCGGCAATCTTATCCGCCGTGTCGTAGGCCGTGCGGCCGGGGAGGCGGCTTTCGAGTTCAAACGGCGTGATCACGTGTTTGTGACGGATGCACTCAAAACTTGCAGTCACCGTGTCAAAACCGCGCACCGCGTCAGTCGTGCTTTCGGCCTCGTAGCCTGCAAAAGGCAGGGAGTTCGAGTTGTACGAGATACGGTCATATTCAAACACACGTTCGGGAATCGCGTAGACCGTCGAAAAGAATTTATCGCGGAAAAAAGAGCCCTGACGCACAATTTCTTTTTCGATTGCGTCGAGCATCACGCGGGAAATGAGTTCAGCCATGGGGGCCCTCCTTTTACTTGAGAATGATTCCGATGTTGCGAAGTGCAACGACGGTCGATTCAGGAATATCGTTGTCGCTATTCGCGGCTTTATATACAGCGTTCACGGTTTCGCGGAAAAGCTCGCCACAGACAATGACGTCCACGGCCTGCGCGGATTCGCTGGCGGCCACGTCTTTCAAGAGAATGCCGTACACAGCCCCATAGTTTTCCGCGCCGATAATATCGAAGGTACCGTCCGCGCTTGCCCCGCCGGATTCCGACACGGTCACGGCCACGGAACCGGCCGGGGTATAGGTCTGCGCGTCACCGGTAAGATTGGCTTCCGTTCCGGTGAAAGTCGCGCTCGCGGAAACCGAACCGGCTGCGCCTTTCGCGCAGATGATCGTTCCCTGCGGTACGTCGGCGGCCTGTGCATTCAGCTGAATGCACTGCGTTCTGTACCACGGCGAGTAGATGAAATGACTGGTGAGAAAATCGCTCATTGCAAACCTCCTAAACGTTCAGTTTGAAGCCCTGTTTCCGCTGGCCGTCGTGGATATACACAGACGGATCTCCGCCAAAAAGGCCGATTGCGTCGGAAAGCACCTTATCAAGTTGTTTATACTTTTCTTCTAACGAATTGCAGGCGGACACCTGCGCGTCGTACGCAGCGCGCGTTTTGCCGAATTCGTCGCGCAGGGTATTGAGCTGCGCCGCGATTGCCGACGCTGCGCGCTCGCTCGCGTCGAGTACCCCCGCGACGGTTTTGCCGCTCGCGTCTGCGATTGCCGAGACGGCACGTTCTACGGCCCCGGAGAGCGCCTGTGCACGCGTTTCGCTTGCGGCGGTGATGTTGGCCATGCTTGAGCAAATCGCATCCATACGCGGCGACAGGCGCGCGGAAACGGCCTCCGGAAGCGGGTCGGGGTTGCGCGGCTCGGCGACATATCCGCCAGACGTTGCATCGGCAACTTTGTCCACAAGGCCGAGGGCCAGCGCTTCGGACGACCGCAGCCACGTTTCGGCGGCCATCATGTCGCGCAGTTTGTCACGACCGCATTTCATACGGATTTCGTAAACGTCGGCGATTTCGTCGTCGCAGGCGTCGAGCACGTCGGCGGCCTTTCGCATTTCGGCAGAATCGCCAGCCGCGCCCATGCGTGCCTGATGCACCATGAACACAGACCCGCGCTCCGCTACAACTTCGGCCCCTGGGACGCATAGTAGAAGCGTGGCCGCGCTGGCTACGATCCCCGCCGTATGAATCGAAACGGGGCCGGAGTACGCGGCCAGCATCGCGCGCATAGCTAGCGCGGCGTCGAGGCTCCCGCCCGGAGACGAAATCCAGACGGCCAAGGGCTGGCCTTCGGCAGCGTCGAGAGCCGCGCGCAAATAAACCGCGTCGCTCGGCGCCCATTCGTTCTCGTTCATAATCTCGCCAATCAGCGAGACCTGCATTGCGTTTTCGGTCTTATTCGCGATAAGCATCGCTCCCCTCCATAATGTCGATGGGCTGGCCGTTCTGGTCCTTGACAAGCCCGTATTCTCGCATCAATTTTTCCTCGTATCCGCGCTGGCGAATGTTCGCGGCAATATCGGTTCCTGTCGCCACCTGCGCCTCGCGCGCAAGCGTGGAAACGCAGAGCTGAACACGCTTTGCCGCTGCGTCGATTTCCTTTGTCGGATCGATGTTTGGCAACTGCTCGCCAATCCACTCCGCGTGCCGCCACGCCGAACGGCGGACGGGGTCGGTATAGTAGCCAGTGAGCCCCAGCTCGTCGGCGTGCAGGTCGAGCCACGCATTGTAGAGCGGACGCAGGAACTGGTCGATGAAAAGGGCGCGGTCGATTTCGTAGCCCTGCTGAGCGTCGAGCAGCTCCGCGCGGCTCGCGGAATAAGACGCGTCCCACCGTTTCAGAACAACCCCGGCACTGAGTCCGAGGTTCGCCGTGATTTCCGCGCATTTGTGGTCAACGAAGTTAGAGTATTCCGGATTGGGGCGGGACGGATTGAAGGCTTTCATATCCGCGCCGTCCCAGAGGTCCACCATCAACCCGTTGCCGTAGTTGATTGGCGGCTCGTGCTCAGGCGGGATAGCGGTTTCACTGACGGACGGCCCCCCGGCTACGCCGAAGCTGTCCATCATATCGACTTCGGCCTGCGCCTCGACGACCGGATGCGTGCGAAAAAGAGCCGGCTTGCTCGCCACGACAGCCGCGTCAATCTCAGCGCGGATGTATCGATCAAGCTGCTTTGCGTCTTCAATCACGCGCGAAACAATCGGCAGGCCGCGCAACTGCCCCGGCCGCTCAAACGACGTGTGCATGAATAGCGCGCCGCTCTGCGGGAAGACAAAGTCACCTTCGAGCGCGGTATTGTACCCGGCCATGAACCGACGTTTTCGGCGATAGCTCACGGGGAAGCCGTCGGAATTGAAGAGAAATCCCGTCGCCAGATAGAACGCGAAGGCGCGGCCCCCGGGACTAAGTTCGATACCCGACCGGATGCGCGGGTCGCCGGTTTTATCCGGAGGCGTGACAAGACAGTCCGATTCGACGAGCGCCACGCGGAGCGTTCGCGTTTCAGGGTCGCAGTAGACATCAGCGACGCAATCGCCGTTCATAATCGTCGAGAAATAAGCCGTCCGCAGAATCGTCGTGAGCGATTCTCCATCCGTCCCGACGTTCCGCGCCCACCGACGGAACGCTGCTTCAATCCTGCGTTCTATCGCGTTCGCCTCGTCGAGGTCGAGGCCGAGGGCGTCCGCGTCAATCTTCGCGTCGAGTTCAAGGCCACGGCCAATCACGCCCTCGCGCTTCGCGTGCAACGCAGACCCGATGAGCGAGCTTGACATATACAGGTCGCGCGAACGCAGACGCAGAAGCATCTGGTTTTTGTCGCAGTCATCGCGGGGCGACGCCGGAAACACAAACCAGTTGTCGAGGGGCAGGCTGTCCATCGACGCGCCGTGGCGCGCGTAGCCCAGCCACGAAAAAAACTCGTTGCCGAAGTTCTGCACGTCGCGCGCGGCCTTCGATACGGCACGACGCACAGGCGCGGCCACGGGGGCGAGGCCTCGCAGGGCCGTCCCGAACGACCGCACCGCCACGCCGAGCTTTGACAGAATTCCGCCCATCAGTAAATCACCCCACGCGTTCGGATGTAGTCAATCGGCCGCACCGGTGATGCTCTGTGGCATGACCCGCCACGCAGTACGCAAGCGAGGCGCGCATACAGTCCTTCGAGAACTTTTTCAATCGCGGCCAAATCCTGGCGCGTGTAGGTCAGCCCGTCCACGGTGTAAGATTTACTTTTTGCCACGGCGTTCGCGGCCGCTTCCCATTTCGCGATATCCGCACGAAGTTCACTGATTTTCATGGTGCAAGCCCTCCGCAGACTTATACTCCGCCGAGAGGTTACACTAAATGCAACTGAGTTGCAAATAGCAAAAGACAAAAAAAAGACGCCAGGGGCCGCCACGCGCAATCCGCGCGTGTATGGGGCTGACGACAGCTCTTGTGAAAAGGCGTGCAATCCGCGCGTGCATGGGGCTGACTGCCCCCCGCTGGTGCAATCCGCGCGTGCACGGGGGTGGCAAAGGCTTCTTTGAGGGCTGGAAGTACGACGGTGTGCAATCCGCGCGTGCATGGGGCTGACCAAACGCGCGACGTTTGAGAAACGTCGGGGTCAGTGCAATCCGCGCGTGCATGGGGCCGACCAAACGCGCGACGTTTGAGCAACGTCGGGGTCAGTGCAATCCGCGCGTGCATGGGGATGACAATTTGTCAAAGTACTTTTCGAGACGAGTTTCCGTGCAATCCGCGCGTGCATGGGGATGGCCGACAGCCAGGCGGCGAGGTTGCGATCTACAAGGTGCAATCCGCGCGTGCATGGGGCTGACGACGGGCGAGCCCCGCGCTGTATGTATGGCGAGTGCAATCCGCGCGTGCATGGGGCTGACCAGAAGGCCGCGCACGAACTCGGCGGCCTCGCGGTGCAATCCGCGCGTGCATGGGGCTGACCGAAACTTCCCATATCCGGGGAGTAGGTCTCAGTGCAATCCGCGCGTGCATGGGGCTGACCGCCGAAGCCCTCGAAAAGTCACGCCCCGGCAGGTGCAATCCGCGCGTGCATGGGGCTGACTCCCTCGGGCATAATGAATTCCGCCATATCTACGTGCAATCCGCGCGTGCATGGGGCTGACACTAACGAAGCCCAGTAACCGCGCCGAGTTCCGAGCGGAACCCTTCTGAAAAATTGACTTTTCAAAAGAGCGGCAGCTGTACACCGGCCATCGTCATTCCCACACTCGACAAGCCAGCCAGAGCCGAAGCGGCCCCGGCACTCTTGTCGTGCTGTCCCTGCGTCTGGGCTTCCTTCCGCTTTGCGGTTTTCCGGAGTTTACCGTCACGCCGTGAATCGGCGTTTGGCTGTTCCCTCTGCCCCTCGGTAGATTGCCCTACCGGTTTTCCCGCCTGCATCGACGGCCTCAAATTCGAGGCCGCATTCCGGTCACGCGGACAAACGCGACCGCAATGCGGGCAAGTCCAGATCTCTTTACTACCAAGTTCGGCATAATGTCCACCACAAAATGCACAAGTTTTAGAACTTGCATAAAATTTCCCCGCGGGGACTACTTCCCGGCACTTATGCTTGACGCGTTCCAAAAGGCGCCCCATTGACGCCCCTGCGATCGTGCGGGCAAGGCGATGGTTTTTCAGCATACCAGTCACATTCAGACTTTCCGCGCCGACACGGTCAAACATTGACGCATCATGACTAATCTTTTCCACCGTATCATTCATGCACCGTTTCCGTTTTGCGTTTAGCAAGGCGATCCTGCGTTCTATGGCCTTATACCGTTTCGATTTATGGCCCCGCGAATAGGCACGACTTGCGTTCGCGTTGCCTTTTCCGTGCATTGTCTTGTCACTGGCACGAAGGCGAGCCCATGTGCGGATAATCCTGGATTTCGACCGGTTCAAATTTCGGATTTCAGATTCTATCGCGGAATCACGTTCTTTATCCGGCTTGTATTCGCGGTAGATATCGCCGACGACCGTATCGGAACCGGTCTCTGCAATCGCGAAAGTGGCAAGCGACCTACAACCGACGTCGATCCCGCATTCCATGCCGATCGCTTTGTGCTCCCGCTTCGGGACGGCGATACGAATCGAGGCCCAATAGGCGCCTGTTGCATCCTGGGTAACCGTCACGGCCTTCTGTTCGATGCTTTGCATGAATGCTGTTTTCGACATCGCACACTTTACCCATTCGAGCTCAGGATTCTTCTTTCGGTCCGCCTTATTCAAAAAGGGGATGCGAATTTTACGAAGATTCCCTCGCACGCCGATATTACGAAGACCCGTGCTTTTATCCTGCGGAATCGGGACACAAAACGTCTTCGTCTTTCGTATACTTGCGAAACGCAATTTCCAACGATTCGGCGTCGTAGCAATCGCGCGGCCCAGGTCATCCTCGCAGGCCTCATTCATCTGGTTGTAGGCAATAAATCGCGGCTCCCCGTACCGTTCCCGAAAACGAGCGTCAATGCCTGTTTTGCTCTTCGGCCAGCCCATCTTATTCGTAGGCGGCCACGGGAGGGAATCGCGAAAGGCTTTGTCTTCTGCGTCCGTACGATTCGGGTTTTCCTTTCGCCAGTTCCGGTAGAGCTCAGACACGGGCCTGTATTGCCCCAGATACCAGCCCAAGTGGATATTATACCACCAGTTGCGCTCTTGAAATGCTCGGTCAAATAAAGCTATTTGCGCCTTTGTCGGATACAGCCTGACGCGCAATCCGCGCAGCTCCGTCGTTGTTTCCTGCTTCGCTTTCATGTTCCTGCTCCTGCATGTACGCCGCGCAAGTGCGGCCTGCCAAACGTACCGCACCGCGCGGAAATGTCAATGGAAAAGCTACCCCCTCCGCCCGCTCTTTTTCTGCAACCGCGATACCGGGTAGCAGAAGAGCTCGTATGCGGCCAGCGCGTAAACCGCGCAGTCCAGCGCTTCGTTTCGGGGCCGATGCTGTTTCCAGCGCGTGATTTGTTTCCCGTGCTCGACGACGGTTTCGGGGCTTTCAGCGGTCAGCTGGGCCCAGAATTCGTCGGACAGTTCGCGGGGAATGTGGATGTACCCAGGGCCGATGACGCCGATATTCAAGCGGTCGTAGATGACCTGCTTCAGACGGTCAACGCCAAGACGGTACAGCGGAGAATGAAAAGCGGTGCGGGTCGGAGGCGATACCAGCGGCACGCGGTCACCGCCGACGCCCTTCACGGCCACGATACGACGCTTTTCCAACGGCGCACAAAAGCGGTAGACCGTCTGCGTCGAATACCCATCGCCGCTATCGATGCACGCTGCGTAAATCACGCCCTCGCGCCCGTCGCGCGTCTTTACCGGAGCGAGCAGGAATTCCCGCACCTTCAGCCACAGTTCGGCGGAGAGCGGGTCGCCGACGAACACCGTGTGCGAAACGGCCCAGGATTCCATGTTCGCCCCGAAGCCCCAGACAGAGATCTCGACGCGGTCGCGCTGCACGTCCACGCCTGCGGTCAGGAACCGGAGGGCAGTGTGGTCTGGCTCGGCCTCGAAGCGGTCGGCGGTGCGTTCGCTTTCACGTTCGCGCCACGACGGGGGCCGCTCGTCCCACGGCTCGGCAAGTCGGTCCTGAATGAACGTGCGCAAGCGGTCTATATCGCGCGCACGGTTCGCCGACAGCCACTCGGTCACCATCCCAGAGAGCGTCATCCAAGGCGAGTACAGCCCCGGCAAATGGAATCCGAGGCGGCCACATGACGGGTCGCCCTGCAAAAGCTCCCAACGGCCTGACATGAGGAGTGGATAGGGGGCAGGGCCGCCGTCGCGTATCACACCGCCGCACGCAGGGCACTCCATCCGCGCGGTCTGTGGTTCCCCTGCGCCGTCCGCGCCTGCGTCCCACTTGACCATTCCCCATGACCACGCCGAAGGCGCGCCGCAATGCGGGCAGGGGATGTGGTACTCGTACTGCGCGCAGTGGCCATACCGCCGCCAGATTTCTGAATTCGCGAGCGTTCCGGGGGTGGACGTGAGCAAAACCTTTCGGTCGCAGAAATTCGATGCGCGCGCGATCGCCATGTCTACCGCGTTCCCGTCCGAACGCGCGGGGAACGTATCGACTTCGTCGCACAGGATGACGCGAATCGGGCGCGACTTCAAATCGGTCGGGCTGGCCGCGCTGGCCAGCTTGATATATCCCCCGGGAAATCGTTTCATTGCCAGATTCAGCTGCCCCGATTTGATTTTGAGGTCTTCGGTGAACCCGAAAAGGGGGCGTAGTTCGGGAGACGCCTTGATCATCGTGTCGATTCTGTCTGAGCCGATATCCCGGGCGAGCTCTTCGGACGGTTCAACGAGCAGAATCGGAGACGGCTCGTGCAAAGTGTAGTAGCAAATCGTGTTTAGAAGCAGTTCCGTCTTGCCAAGCTGAACCCCGGTACACATCACGACCTCGCGCACAGCAGGGTCAGTGACTGCATCCATGATTGCGCGCATATACGGCGTTCGCTCTGTACGCCACCGCCCCGGCTCCGGCCCTGCGCCGTCGCCTATCACGCGGTGTGCATCCGCCCAAGTCGATAGCGGGACGGGCTTACGAATGCGGAAATACGGAAAAAATTTCGTAGACCATGTGGCGTCTGTCATAGCACACCCCCACCCCAGTCGCCAGTGAAGGCGCTCGCCTGTATCGCGTCGAGGGCCAGCGAAATTTCACGACGCAGGATTTGCGCGATTTCCTCTGCGGTGCATCCGACGCACATCCCGGCCGCGCGTTCCGGCAAGCGCGAAAGCGCCTGCGCGATGTTCGTCGCGGTCTCCGCTGCGTCGAGTTCGACCTCGGCCTTGCGGACAAGCAAACCGCGTTCGAGGTCGTTCTTCATTTGCGCGGCCTGCGCGGCCGCCGTACGTGCCGCTGTCTGGGCTTTGAGGTATTTCAGTTTCCACGCGGCCACTTCGGACGGCGCGCTGTCTGCGTCGGCGGCCCCGGTGCCGTCGTCACGCGGAGGCAGCCCCAGGAGCTCGCGCGCGCGTGCGTCGGCGTCGAGCAGGAACCCGGGGACTGGCTTCCCGCGTTTCCGCAAGCCGCCACATGACACAAGAGCGACGATTCCCTCGCGCACTGGTATGGCCCCCCCGGTCACGCAGGGGATGCGGCCGCGCTCCCACGCCTTTTTTACGGCGGCCTCGTCGGTACCTGTCAGGCGTGCGAGGCGCATCCAGTCGGTTTCGCCGCCTGCTTCGACGGCATCCATCAGCGCTTTTATGCGCCCCGGGTCGAGCGCAAAAATTTCATCCACGGTTTTCTCCGCTGTACTGCCCCGCCTGCGTGGAAGAAAAAGCTGGCCAAGGCGCGCAGCGGGAACGCGCGGCCCTCGCGATTGAGCCGCCAGCGGTGCCGAGTTTGACCGGTTTTGCGCGGAAAAGCAAGGATTTATGCGAATTTCAGATAGTAAACGCCTAGATGCAACACAGTTGCATTTTCAAAATTGGCTGACGATCCCGCCCCCGGGCGGGGGGGCCCTTTTCAACC